TGTAACTGCTGTTTTTAATTTTGAACCAGGATTCTCTCTTCGATAACGAGCTACTCCTGCTTTAGTCATTCCCGCCCCAGATTTAGTGGAGCGGAAATATTTTTTTGTTTTTGGTGGTTGCTTGTCTTTACTCATAATGTTTTATCCACTCACACCAAACTGCAAATTCCTGACCAGCAACAGTGGTTGCAGGAACTTCTAATTTTACATCTCCTGTATATCCAGCAGCTTCAGTATTGTTTAAGCCTCCGAATTCAGAAAAATCAAAATTATTGTCATAGTTTAATGATAAGAATGGAACATCTGCTGTAGCATCCCATGTCATGGTGGCAGAAGCGTTAGCTGTTCCACCACCTTGATACCAAATTTTATTCAAGGATACTTTTGTACATGCTTTACCTCTAAATTCAGCGAGGGTAGAAACATCGACCAGAGTAATTGAACTAGCACTTCCACCGTCACAAGCTACAAAAACAGTATTAATTAGCTTTCTATCGCCCTGAAACTGAATTGTAGGTCCTGTTACTGTGTTAGCCATGATTTACTCCTTACGCAGGTACGTCACCAGCAATTGCTATTTGATTATTTTGTAAATACTTAACAGTTACTGTAGCATTACCGGTTGTGGCATCGCCACTAGCTCCTGTAAAGTCAGCTACCACTTGAATGTCTGTTGAACCAACATTTGATGCCTCTGTATCAAGAGTTCCATAAGTAGTTCCTAAAGCTTTTACATTAGCCGTTGCAATGAAAGCATCTGCATCAGCAATAGTACCGACAGATACATTAGCTGCACCAGTGTCATTGTTAACTTCTGTCACGTTTAATACAACATCAGTAATTTGTGAATTTGCAGGGATTGTTGCAATAACTTGATTTAGGTGAGATGCACCTTGGATATCAGCATAAGCTGACTGTCCCATTACAACAAAACCTACGTTCTTAACATCTGTGCCAAGAGTAGTTCCTGTTGTATCTTTGATCGTTCCAGCCTTTACTGGACCCGAAAATGTAGTTGTTCCCATGTCTACCTCCTTATTAGTAGTCGCCTAAGCGTCTTGGGGTTAATATTTTTGTAGATTACCATAAAAAAAGGGGGCATGAAAGCCCCCTTTAATCTAATTAATATTTAATTAATTATGCACCAGAAGTACCAAATACACATCTAGGATCGGAGAAGCCGAAGCTGTATCTTTCTCTAGCTTTGTATTTCATGTTACCTGTTTCAAAGTCACCTTCCATTGCTGTAGTTAATGGAGTTCTTACGAAGTGTTTGAAACCATTAGGAGCGTCAGTCTTGATATAGAACGCATCTGTATCAGTTAAGTAGTGGTTTACTACATAACCTTCAGGAATCATGTTCATGTTTCTTAATGCGTTGATATCATTGTCTGCTGTACCTACTCGGTTTGGTGAACTTAAGACTCTATCAGCCACGAACTGAGATTGTACTGGAATAATCAGTTTTCTACCTCTAGTTGCGATTAATAATCCTCTCTCGTCTACAAACTGAGAAATGTCAATTAATGCCTGCTCTAATGAAGCTTCATTAAGGTCAGCATCAACTGCCAATCTGTTTGAGAAAGTACCACCTAATGCGGTTGGGTGAGCTGTGTTGATAAGTGATACACCATCACCACCAGGATTTGTTCCTGCTGCTCCACCTGCTGCAAAAGCGTTGTTTAATACGTCAGCAGCTTTGATCTGCTTTGTGTAAGCCATTGATCGAGCTAATGCACGAGTATATCTTGCTGACAATCTGTCATAAAGATTATCTTCCACTGCTTCTTCTGTTATAGCAAACGCTAACGCAATTGTTTCGTGTGTATAACGAGCTGTGAATGATTCTTGTGCTGAATCGAAGGTTACAGAAGCACCTTCAGCTTTAGTTCTTGCGTTACCAAAGCCTACGAGCATCTGCTCTTCTTCGAAAGCTCTCTCTGATGTTTCTTGATCAAAGATTTCTGCGTGTTCATTTTCGTACTTATCGTACTCCAGGCCAAACAGTGCGTTTAACCCTGGCTCTAGTTCTTTAACTAGTTGTTGTCTTGATATTGCCATAGTTTAACCTCCTGCTTATACGCCTGTTGTATCAGTTAAAGAGTGTTTGTTGATCTTAACAATGATTGAAGCATTTGCTGAATCATAATCACTGTTATCAGGATCAGTGCTCAAAGACACTACTCTAAAGTTAGCTGCACTTGATGTGGCAAAAGAACCACCATCTAATGCAACATTAGATACACCATCGTTGCTAGAACCTGCTGAGTAAGTTGCAATGTTTGCATTACTTCCTACTTGAGCTTGACCTGCGTTTGTATCGTCAACCTTTACTTCGAAAAGCATGTTAGGATCATCGAATATAAACGCTTTCATATTGTCCTGTGCGACACCGCCTGGATAGAAATTAGAAAAAGTTGGTTTCTTTGTTGTAGGATCATCATAGAAACAACCGTTAAAAATCCCTATCAACTCAGCGCCTGCAGAAGAACCAACAGAGATTGAACCATTTGCATTTAAAACAACTGGATCACCCTGATATATAGCTGAGGACTCACCGTTAGCGATCACGTACTCGTTAGAACCTACTGCGGTATAACCAGCACCTTGACCTTTAACTGGTCTGAATCCAAATATACTATCTATATTTGCCATTTTTGACTCCTTTAGTCTAAGTTGTTAATAACCAACTTTCAGACTTAAGATTTTTTGGTCTTCGGTCCAAAAGTCACATTACTTTGCCTCTCCGCTTGGATTGGCATACTAGGGTGTTCGTCTCGATAAATATCATTTTCCACTGATTCTTTTTGCCCTTGTGTTTGACGCAAGAAATATTCTTCTCGGTCTTCTTTAACTTCAATAGGACACCTCATCAGTATCAAACCACCTACTCCGATTACGCCTTTGTATCTACCGTCTTCATATTTTGGTAGATCGCTCCTGTCTGGATATTCATCAGCCCTAACAAACTCATATCCAGAACGAATCCTTCCCATGACATTTTTATCATCGGCAAGTCCTCGTGTTTCAGCTCTGATCCATCTGTGGTGCCATCCCTCAGGTGGTTCAGGGGCTTCGAGTGATGATGGAGGAACCCAACCTCTTTTACGAACAGTTTTTTCACGGGTCTCTGAAGAGCGTGAAGTCTTTTTTACATTTGTACTTTCCATTTATGCCTCCTTCACGTATTTAGCATATTCATTGATTGGCACTCCTAGTCTTTTCGCCATTGCTACTTGTGACGGAGTGAGTCTTACTACTTTGCGACCAGCTTTTTTGGTGTTAGTGCGTGTGGTAGAAGCAACAGGCTGGATCGGTTTACTATCGACTTCTACATTTTCCTCTTCATTGAATTTCTGAGGAAAATATTCACGAATTTTCTTATCAATACTACTATAGTACTCTTCTGAGGTAGGATCAACACCATTTCTTATGAGTTCACGATGAATTGCCTTAGCAGATTCTGTCATTACCTCATCATCACCATACCATTCATTCTTTCTTGCCCATTCCACTGCTTTTGGATCAGGTTTTGGTGTCACTGGCTGTTGTGGTTGTGTTTGCACTGTTTCAGAAGGCTTTTCTTCAACATTTTCTTCATTTTGTTGCTTAGAAAAAGCAATTCTTTCTCTATCTATAGTAAGTTTTGCAATTAATTCGTTAGCTGCAATCTGTCCGTCAACATCTCGATTAGTAATTGCTGTCTTTAATTTTTCTTTTGCACTTACTAATCTATCATCAACAGATTTAGAGAGATCATCAATGTAGTTTTTATCTAATTTTTGATATGCACCCTGAATTTTTTCTTTTTCTTGCTGTACACCTTTGGCATAAGCATAGGCTGCTTCTTCTCGTCTTTCAGCTTCTCTTAATCTTTTGGTTAATTTATCTATTCTAGATTTGACCTTAGCAGAATAGTTTTCAACCTCGTCTTGACTGTCCTGAGTTTCCTCAACTTTAACTTCTTCTTGTTGAGGCTGCTCTTGTATAGTTTCCTGTTGTTGAGGTTGTGTTTCTACCTTTTCTTCTTCAGGTAGCTCTACTTCAATCTCTTCTCTCTTATCTTGCTCTATGTTTGTTTGCATGATTTAGCTCCTATCATGATTGTAGGAAATCTTCAGGATCTTCAATAACCCCTAAGATTTCATCGTCATTCATAAGTCTAACTTCTCCGCCCTCGATTCTAATTCTTGAACCAGCATATTTTCCAAAAATTACCCAGTCTTTTTCTTTACACCAAGCTCCGTTTGGAAATCTTTCTTTATCTTTATATGCATCAGGACCAACTTTTAAAACAAGTCCTATGCTAGATGCTATTTGTGATTCTTCTAAAGATTGATCAGTGAGAATAATTCCACCTTTTGTTTTTTCTTTTCTTTTATAAGGAAGAACTAATAATCGCCATCCCGTGGGTTTGGGAAGTTTGTCAGTTGTTGATGTCTCCATCATCAAGCTCCATTCTTTTCAGCAACGAATTGATCTCAGTCAGCATTTCGTTGTAAGCATGATATTTACCTACCATGTTGTTATATTGATCCCAATCTTTCACACCCTGAGATACGTATAAACTTATATCAGTTTGTTTTTGTTTCAAGAGCTTTCTTAAATGATCTGAAAATTTTATAATGTCCATTATTCTGCGAATGACTCAACAATTTTTGCTAAAGACTCGCATCTTTTTTTTGTTTGTTTATGCCATCTCGAATCCTGCATTTCCTGTGAGGCGGTATAGTAGTCTGCCTGATTTAAAGCTAACCACATGTTGTTAAACTTACCTACACCTCCAATACCCAGTTGATAGACCATTTCCACAATTACGTGTGTAATGTCTAAAGGCAATTCGTTATCAGGACAACGATCTTCAATTAATTGTTCTGCATTATTACAAGCTTCAACTAAATCTTGTTCAAAGATGTCTAATAAAAATTCTTCGTCATACTTCTTGTCATCTTCCCAAAAGTCTTCAACACACAAATGGCCAATGCCCACAGTTCTTTTGCCTAGTGAATCTAGATAAACTTGGTCCCTGTAGCCTTCATGAAGACGAACCCGTTCACGCAGTGTATTATTTATTTCAATCATGATCCAATCCCCCAATGTTTTTCATGCTCGTCTTTTGATTTATCTAAACCGAGCAGTTTTTTTAGCAATGTTTTTAGGTTGTTTAACAAACTGTTTTCCTTTCTTAGTTCCTTTACGTTTTGCTCTTGTAGTAGCTGCATATTCAGCAGGTGTTAGTGATTTAATAGCAGCAGTTGGTAAATATCTTTCTCCTGTTTTAGAAGAAGGCTTACCTGACTTGGTTCTCCATTTTTGCTTACCCCAGTCCTTAAGACTTTTTTGTGATTTTTTTAGTGCCACTTTTTTTCCTTATACTTTCTTTACCTTTTTTAAAAATGTTAGCAACTTGATTTTTACCCATGACTTTAGCTCTTTGTTCTCCAACAGTAAGTATTTGAATTTTTCGTGCAAATGGCTTTTTAATTTTTTTAACTTTAGATACCGTTTTTCGTGCATCAGTTGGAGTAGCAAATTTAATGCTAACAGTGTCTTTTGGGTTTTCATCTGTGTATAATCTTCTTCCAGTTCCTTTGGGTTTTTTGCCCGTTCCTTTTTTAGGATCAGACACTAACTTTTATAACCTCCGCCTTTAGATTTATATTGTTTAGCTAACATCTGAGCTTTTCTTGCTGACCATTGTCCAGGTTTTCCGCCTTTTGATCCTGCTTTAATTCTGTTGAATAAATTTTTTCTCATCGTAGGCTTTGTATAATTACCAGCCTTATTGACAGTTGATTTACTTTTTCTAGGTTTTGATACTTGTTTACTCATTTGACTCCTCGTTATTGCCATGTTTACACCCTGCACATTCGCACATACATGTCATTCCGCAATGACACATGCAACCGCATTTTTGACATGTTTCTAATTGTGACTCGCATTTGATACATAGTTTATCACAACCTTCGCACATTACTTCTTAAATTTTTTGATTGCTATATCCGAAATCTTGAGTCCAAACGAACTGGCTATGCTCGCCATTAATGCCCAAATATACCACTCAGGGAGATTGTTCAAAGTGGAAAACCCTTCTTGAAGTTTATCAATCCATTCTGGCTTACCAAAAAAGATTGCACCGAATACGATTAATAAAGGGAGTGAAAGGATGACGGTGAACCACTCGTCACGCCAAGAATTTTGCATATTTTTTTGTGAAGCGATGGCGAAATCAATCTCGCCTTGAGCCATTTTTCTAATGTGAGTTTGCTCAGCTTCAGCCATAAGCTTTTTAGTTTCTGTTCTTGTTTTAATAACATCAACAGCCCCTTTTGCAACTGTACCAAGCAAACTCCAAATCATTGATTAAATATATTGTGCGACTACCCAACCGATTACGACACCGATTACTAGCCATTTCTTTTTTGGATGATCGTTCCAAAGTTTCTTAATCATATCCATTAGAATACCCCCTTAAATGGTACCTTCTTTACCTGAACAGCGTATTGACCTCGTGTTTTACCACTTGGCTCGTTGCCCATGGTATTGAAAGGAACCTTTTTGCCATCAGTTACCTGATATTGCTCCTTGTCAACGACTTTGTTTTTTTGTTCCATAGTTTTTACCTCAATGCATTGTTGGTTTTTCGAAGTTTACCCTCGATCCACCTAAACTGTCAATCAAATTAACAGCCATTTCTTTACCATAAAATTGTTCAAAAATAATTCTAGCACAATATATCATGGATGTAGCTGCAATTATCTGATCATCAGAATTTTTACACATTTTATCTGCATGTTTCATGATTTCATCCATAAAACGATTATATTGTAGCTCATATTTCATTATTTTTTTGACTTTCCTGCCTCAGATAAAGCTATTGCAATAGCTTGTTTACGGCTTTTGACGGGTTTTTTAGACTTACCAATGTTTAATTTACCTTCTTTATACTCTTTCATGACCTTTTTGATCTTTTTTTGAGCCTTTGTCTTCTTTTTCATACCTTCCTCCTTCTCGATAAGTTCATTCTTGACTTAGTATCCAAATTTCTAGTCAAAAACTTACCAGAATTTTTCATTCCTGTTGATGAACGAGTCCCTTTCATAATATTTCCATATCTTGTTGCTAATTTTTTCTTTGTAAGAGGGGAATATTTCTTAGTTGTTTTCTTTGTTGTACTAGCGACCACTTTGATTTACCTTTGCTGCGTTAATATCATTTCTTTCTTGGGAAATTCGAACTTTTTCTTCATCAATCTTATCTTTCTGCATTAATCTCATGCTGTCAAGTTCCTTTTGATCTTGGTCTTCTTGAGCTTTTCGCAAGATTTCCATTTCACGGAGTTCTAATTCCTTTTCTTTTAACTTCAGTAAAGGATCTTCACCAGCTCCCTCTAATGTTAACTGCTCTTCAACAACTAACTTTGCAGTTTCTTCTGCAATCTTAATAGCGATCTGATTTTCTGCTTCCATTTGGATAGCTTGAATTTCTTGTGGTTGTAATTGTCTACCCAATTGTTGAATTTGTCCTTGGATATTACTTTCAATCTGTGCGTTTACTTCTTCCCTTACCATACTAGATATATGGTCACTAATGTGAGCTTGTAAAACCCCTAAAATTGCAGGATTGCTTTTTATTAAGGCACTCGACATAAAGAATCGGTGAGCTTCAATATGAGCTTTATGATTTTGTCCAGGGAAAACTTGTATGGGTAAACTTCTTAAAGAGTTTGCATTTTCTGTTCCAGGATCTTGTGGAGTGGGTTGAGGAGGAGGGGGAAGAATTTGATCAATGTTTTGAATATTTAACGCTTGATACATTCTTCTATACGCTTCTCTTAAATTATGGATCTGTGGATTAGATTGAGCTAACTGTAATTGTTGTTGAGCTAACGCTACACGTTGAGCCATAGAGAAAATGTTTGGATCAGATACAGGAACAACATCAACACGATCATCAAAGTCAGAAACTTTAACGAGCAAATTACCGCCTGAAGTTGCGTAAGGATAAACAGGAGGTAAGAATAATTTAAAGACCTGAGCTAATAATTGAAACTCTTCTTTTTGAGCGTAATGCAATCTTTTGTGAATGGAAGACATGACTTGTGAGCCACGCTCTAGCATTGCAATCGTAGAGCCAACAGGATTATTAGAACCCATATCAGCAATCTTTGCATCA